GACCGACGTTTCCCGGACGATGTGTTGCTTAGAGAGCATGCGCATATTTGTGTGATAAGAGTCTCTTTCGAGACCTTAGAGCACTTGGCGCGCTTTCCTAGCATCGATAAGGGTTCCTAATCCTTATCAACGCATGAAGTTGGGATATTAGGTGTAGCACCAAGGTTACCGAAAGTCTGGCTAAACTCGGTTCTCAGGATGTTTCCCAAGACCCCGCTCCGTTTGGAGCGAGACCTTAGGAGCATACTGAGTCCGTGGTTTATGCTTACCAGACTCCCTCACCCGAACAAACGGGCGAGACTTCGTCCACCTCACGACGGATTTGCTCAAAAGCACTCTCTGGACAGAAGGAGATTTTCTCTCCTCCTCCCGTCGAGTAACTAAGAACTCTTCCGGAATGAGCTGGACAGCCGCCTCAGCCTCGTTAAGAACGAGGAGCGCTTTTCCAAGCGCTGCGCCTTGATCCCACGCCTTCTTGGCTACGCGTAGCTTATCCCCAGCCTGGTCCAGGGCTCGCATTGCGGTACCGTATAAACGGGAACGCACCACGGACTTGAACCAGACTCGGCAGTTAGTTGTGAACTCTTGACCAAGACATTGCTCACGGAGCACTAATTTCTTAGCAACTCCGCGAACACGCTTGATCGCGGGTTCCAACTGGCCGTCTACTACATTAGACCAGATACTCTGAAAGAGTCCCTCCGAATTCTTGACTTTCCCGACCACATCACCTCCTAGAGAGCGTGATGCGTGCCAGGAGACCAAGTTCGGGAGACCCCTAGGAGCACCGGGCCTAGTGAGGAGGATAAACGCTGAACGCAGAATACGAGGAAGCTTCCAGATTGGACGGGAATCCGATCCAGAAGCCGCCTTGTACCCTACGCCCAGGAACTTCGCAATTTGGAACCCAGAAACCAATTTCGTCAATCGAGACTCGCAGGCCGAGAGGACCTCGGGTATGAACCCGGGACCCAACCAGCCAGTGGCGATACCTTGAAGGCTTAGAGGTGTTACCTCCTCGCCCTCGTAGTAGAACCGCTTCGCGAACTCAAGAGACGAATTGTTGCTG